AAGGAAAAGTTCGGCTTCAAGAATCAGCAGGAGTACCTCGGTGCTGTGATCAACGCTTACAGGGGCCGAAACCCTGAAGCAGTTGACCCTCGCCTTCGTGCCGCTGTGATGGACGCAGTAGGCTCTGACGAGTTCAGCAAGGCCAACTGGGAAGCAGCAGGCGTTACTGTACCTCGCGGCTTCATCAACACGGTCATGCAGCTTGAACCAGAAGCTGACCAGTTGACCAGCAAGATGACTCGTATCCCGATGACCGCTCCGGTTGTCGATATTCCTGCCCGAGTTGACAAGGACCACAGCACTTCAGTGACTGGTGGATTCCGAGTCTACCGAGGTAAGGAAACTGCTGCTCCAACACTCAGCAAGAACGCCATGGAGATGATCTCTCTGAAGGCACACGAACTGAATGGTGCTGCTGCAGCTACTAACCAGTTGATGTCCGACAGTCCGCTGTCCATCGCTGCTCTGATTGATCAGGGACTGCGACAGGAAGCTCGCTCTTACCGCATCAACGAACTGTTGAACGGTAACGGTATCGGTCGACCACTGGGTATGCTGCACGCCAGCAATCCTTCGTTGCTGACTGTGCTGCGAGAGTCTGGTCAGTCAACATCCGTTATCGTCAACGGTACCAACATCCTCAAGATGCGTCAGCGTGTCTGGGGCTACGAGAATGCTGTATGGTTGTGCTCTCTGGACTTGTTCCCGACGATCGCTACTCTGCACATCGAGTCGCCAAACAACGCTGGCCTCGTGAAGCTGTTCTACCCTGCTGACTCTGCCAACCCAGACATGTTGCTCGGTCGTCCAATCATCTGGACAGAGTACATGAACGGTATTACGTCTGGTCAGGACGGTAATGTCATCAGCGAGTGGAACTCTAACTTCCTTGCTTGCGTCAATCCAACGCAGGTACTGTACGGCGAACGTGGGACTGGCACGCTGACACGCAGCATCCATGTCCGCTTCCTCGAACGAGAAGAAGTATTCCTCTTCACCAGCTTCGACGATGCTCGACCATGGTGGACTTCAGTGTTGACTCCTGCCAAGGCCGGTCTGACCTTGTCACCGTTCGTTGTCCTGTCTGCGACAACTGCGTAGTTCATGCAGGTCTGAGGGGCATGTAGTAAGGTTCACCTGAACCATGCCCCTCTTACTTACGACTTTTGATTCTTCTCCTGAACAGGAACAATATAATGGCTACTCAGAAGTTTACGCATCTTGCGTCCAAGAGCCAAGTCAAGGCTCTCGGCACGCTAACAATGAACGGGAGCATCGGTAATGCTCACGTTATCACCACGTTGTTCGACAAAGCCATGCTTGTCATCAACAACGCTGACCTGACAGGTGCCCTGACTGTTACGGTCTGCGGCTCCACAGTGTCTGCCGGAACCAGTGGTTTCACAACCATCAAGACGGTTACCTTCAGTGCTGCTCTAGCCAACATGGAGATGGCAGTCGAAGTTGACTCAGAAGAAGTCAGCTACGCTCAGGATGCTGCTGGTGTCGTGTTCTTGTCCACGGTCTACCGACTGACAGGAACAAACACTAACACGCTGGATGCTGCGGTACAGGTTGTTGGCCTTCGTCAGTACGACGATCTGACTCCAACTGGAACAGGCGTTACAGCTTAGTATAACCTTCGCAAGAGGGTAAACAGCCGCAGTACAGTTCAGGGGGTGGCTGTACTGCGGTTTGTCTTTTGGAGACCATTCATGCCGATGTACGTTGATCTCGCAAGTGAAGCTGCACTCAGTACGATTGTAGGCACCACACTGCTGGATGCTACAAAGCGTAACATCGGCTTCGACCCGGAGACCCCCACCGAGTTGCTACCTGTCGATCTGGAAGACTTACTTCACGAGTGCATCTCGATCTGTGAGAAGGAACAGTGGAGATTCATTCTCCGTAAACCTGTTACTCTCACGCTTCCTTATGAAGCCTTCTGCAATCCCGATGGTCTATTCTTCCTGCCATTCGGACGTGTCACTGAGATCACGACGTTCACGTACATCAAAGACGATCTGACCACCGGAACCGTATCATCCTCCGACTACACTCTCTACACTTCAGAACCATCTAAACTGTGGGCTGAGGATTGGGATGAAGTCTTCGAAGAGATCAACGATGAGCAACCCTACCCAATCACTATTACATACACAACTGGCTACGCATCATACGACGCCGTACCCAAGTCAACCATCCGAGCTATCAAGATCCTCGCTTACCACCTGTTTGAATACCGTGATGCGATCTCTGATGGCTCTGTCTCAGAACTTCCTCAAGGCTATTGTCAACTTCGCGATCTCAACCTTCTGAATGACCACCGTGCCATCCGTTACATCACGGAGGACTGGTCGAAAGTGAGTCGTGGATGAACAAGTACAATCGTCGTTCCCGCCCTAATCTACGTACCATCTGCGAGTTCTGGACACCATCCACAGTCGTCAACTCAGCAGGCGAACTCACACAAGAATTCACTCTTCATTACAAAGGTCCGTTCTCTCTGGAAGCTCCTCGCAAGCCAACAGAGATTACGGACGCCGGTCGTGTGGCTTCTGAGCAGTCCTTCCTGCTCATCGGCCAATGGTGTAAGCCTGCTGAAGAGATCACAGCGGGTATGTTCTGTGTCATTCCTTCACGTCAGAAAGTATTCGCGGTTCAAGGACCAGCGACTGACCCATGGGGTGACAGAAAGAAAGTCAACATCACGATCATCGACAACGTCTCACAGCCAATCACCATCCAGCTTATCCCCACGATGTACTAATGGTTAAACCATTCTTCTCAATCAAGTTCGACATGCCTGCTGAGGTGATCAACGGCTTCCCCAAGTTCGTTGGCACACTTCGCAGGCACATCGTACGTCAGGCATTGAGAAGTGCATTAGCCCCATCTCGAACAGTGCTAAAGTCCAAGCTGATGAGCTTGCCTGAGAAGTCTAAGCAATCCTCTGGTGCCACCTACCGTGCTCTTGTCGCCAAGTACAAGAACGCCAGAACTAATCCTGATCGGTTCTATGGGATCATCGGAGTCAACAACAAGTACATCGAAGCGACCACGCTGGAGAAGTCCCCCGAGTACTCCAGAGCTATCCAGCGACAGGTCTCATTTGGTATTCGTCAGAAACGTACAGCCGATGATGGTTCTGTGATCTATAGCAAGCGTTACCCTCGTGGTGACGTTCGCAGCAGACTTCGTAAGAAAGTGTTTGGTCCTAAAAGTGTCGGTGGTCTAAAGAAGCGTTGGCCTGCTCGTTACTTGCATCTGTGGGAAGCTGGCTTCAAGCACAAGCTAAGTGCCCTCAGCGACGAAAAGAAAAAGAAGGGCAGAACGTACGGATTCGAAGGGCATCACTTCTTCGCCAAGACCAAGCAAGAAACAGAAGCTAAGGCTAAGGAAATCTTCCGAACCAAAGTACTGGAACACTTCCGTAAGGCATTCGGCAAATGAGTCCATACACTTTAGATGTCGGATTACAGTCATTGATCGGCGGTGCTGTCGGAGCTACAATTCCGTGCAGCAAGTCTTCGTTCCTGCCCTCACACGATTTGAAGACTGCACCAGACGGTTACGTGTTCTACGACATCTCCGAGATCACACCATTTCATTCCTCAGAAGGTCTTGCAGAGGCTAACGATTCAGAGAAGTGTAGTTTTACACTTGACGTAGCCTGTGTAGCCCATTCTAATACTCAACGTAAGGCTCTTGTTACCTCCGTGCTCGCAGTCCTGCAGCCCATCGTTGCTGGTCGTCGAACACAACTCACCTCCTATGAGATAACCGGAACCAGCGTGTACATCAACTACCTGAGATTTGATTCTCAGGACGAAACGTATGTGTTGAAAACAGGACAGTCGAATCCTGATCTGACGATGATCGTCCTGTCTTTTTCTGGTAAGGCTACCTGTTAGGAGGTTTCCATGTCCGCACGCGATACATCACGTATCAAGATCAAGTGGTTCGAACAAACCACAGCACCAACTGGTTCAGGAGCAGCACCTGATGCTGTCGATACAGCCAGCGACGTTTACGCCTGTGTTACTGACGGCCCTACATGGTCCGGCTTCACTCGTGGCGACGTTGAAACAACTTGCTCCAATACTTCACTAGACGCATGGGGGAACTTGATTCGTACCTTCCGTGCCGGTAAGCTGGTCGATCTTGGAACCATTACTTTCACTGTTGACTGGGATCCAGATGACACCAATGGTGGTCGTGAATTCGCAGCATTCTTCGACGGTCGCTCAGGTGACCTGCTCGTTGAATTCCCTGCTGAAGGATCTGAAACCACTGGTCCGATTCTGGTCCTGACCGGATACTGCAACAAGTTCACTCCTATGGGTACTGTGCTCTCTGACGATCAGGGATCACGCTCACTGGCAGAACTTGTCTTCCGTATCTCTGCTATTGACGTAACTGCTCCAGCCTAGTGCTGATGGTACAACACCTCCATTCACCCCTTCTTTTAGGAAACCTGTATGTTGCTCAAACCTCTCAAGCGTGCCCCACTTCCTTCTTCTGCTTCTTCAGAAATTGTTGAGCCGTCAGCAGGACTCGCAACGGCATTCATTGCCAAGCTCCGTGAGTTCCCGGGAGCAACTGAGACTGAAGTACAGCCTCATTACTTCTCTGGTCTTCGTGTCCTGATCTGCCTGTATGAAGACGGCAAGCCTTTCCTCCCACAGTTGATCAACCACCTGTCTCAGGAGAACGCTGAGAAGTGGCCTATCACTGTACAGGAAGGCGTATCAGTTCGTCAGACACTTGACGACATTGACGCTCCATATCTGGCCCGTGTTGTGGATTACTTCCTCGACGCAATCAGCACTGAGCAGATGACAGAAGTCAACGCAATCCTGCGTGACAAAGTATGGACTCAGGCGGACTCCGCAAAAAACTAATTACTCCCGACGATCCACGCTGGTTCGTATTGTTCCTGTGTAGTCGTTGGGGGAAGTCCAAGTCCGAGATAGAGTCTATTCCTTACTCAGAATTTTGTGAGCATCTGAACTTTTGGCGAGAGTACAGATGGGGAATGACTGACGACCTTCAGGCAATGTCCATAGCACACCAAATGAAGGTTGCCAACCCTAAGTCGTCAGCGGTCCCATGGATGATTAAGTCATGGACCGTGCAAAAGGATTACACCTACCGTCTCAGCCGACTTGTTGCCAAACCCGTTGCTGCTATCAGGAGCGGGTTTTTTGCTATCCTGTCAGCAGTTAAGGGAATGAAAAAAGATGGAAAGCATTAACGACATTGCTATCAAGCTGTCCGTCGATGCCGAAGGTGTATCCCGAGGATTCCGTACTGCTGCCGAAGAGACTCGTGCTTACCAGAAAGAACTGGAGCGATTGGTCTATGCGGTCGGCAAGAACGATCCAGTTGATTACAACGCTCACGTTACGCAGTACACACAGGCTACTGAAGCTCGACTGGCTAAGGAAAAGAAAGCTCAGGAGGAGTTCAACGCTTGGTATCGTGCTGAAGCAGATAAAGAGTTTCAGGCATGGTACGCTGTAGAACTGAAGAAAGAGAATGTCCGTCAGCAGCAATTGGCTGATGATCGCCAGCGTGCCATCAACACTTCTAACGCTCAGAATTTCCAAGCGGTACCTGAAGCAGAAACGCTGGGACGAGCTATCACTAACGATAAGCTTGAGGAAGCTATCAAGGCTCGCTATGCACTGTTAGACCAAGAGGAGCGTGCCCTTAGAGAGAATGCCGCTAACAACGCCGCGACTATTCAACGTGCCAATGCTGAAGCACAACGGCTACACCAGCAGGATCTGGATAACCTTCGTGAGTACATCACTCAGAAGTATGCGATCCTGAATCGTGAAGAAGCCATTGAGCGTATGAACGCTTCCAATGCTGCTGAGATCGCACGTATGCGTACCCTGCAGTCGGAACAAGCTGCTGCTCGTGCCAACGCACAGCGTGACTCTGATTTTGCTGCATACAAGGCTGATCTTGCTCGTCAAGAAGCTGCTGGAATGGTCAATGCTCAGCGTACGGCACGTATCGAGCGTGCTCGTCAACTCGATGCTAAACGTGCAGCAGACGATGACCGTGTACGCCAACTTAACGATTGGCGTATGCAGCAGGCAATGATGCAGCGTGCAGCCATCGACACACAGCTAACCGTTGCCAGAATGGGTGGCGGCTTTGGCGGTGCTGCCATGGCTATGGGCCAGTTATCGTACGCCGCCGAAGACTTCATACAAGTGCTAGCCATGGGCGGTGGTCTTAACATGGCTCTCATGTCAGCGTCCAACAACCTGTCCATGGTCGCTCGTGCCCTGATTGGTACTTCTGGGGTAATGTCGGCAGTTGCTGGTTTCGCAATTCCAGCACTTCTTATCGGTACTGGTATTTTGATCCAGTATCTGTTGCGTGAAGAAGATCAAGTCGACGCTGTTACCAAAGCGTACAAACGTTTGCATGACGAACTTGAGCACACCCAAGAGCTACTAAGTCGGCAAATGCAGCACCGATTTAACATGCAGGACATTGACGACTTGGCTACGTACTCTGCGGCATTGGCTAAGTTACGTCAAGAGATTCGTGAGCTTGCCGAGGAAGAAGCTAAAGCTGCTGCTCTGGAGGAGAAGATTGCCACTACTCGTAAGGAAATACGAGACATGGTAGCGGGAGGCACGATCATTGCTGATGCCCAAAAAGTAGCCGACATGATGGCTCAGAGTGCGGGCGTTCATGGTGCTGATGCAATTGCCGCAGCCAAAAAAGATGTACGCGACTTGACAGAAGCGTACCAAGACTTGGCCGAAACCATGGCTACAGGAACACCGGATGAAATCGTCCGTGCTGCGGAGGAAATGAAACGTGTCATCGAAGGCACCAGCCAAGTATTCAAACTTGAGTTTATGAATGGAGATCAAGCAGCTAAGCTAGCCGCAATTCTTGGTACAGATGACGAAATAGCTAAGCTGGAAGCTCTACGAGAATTGATGCAGGAACTTGCCCTTATCAACGGTGACATGTCTGACGGAGCAGACGCGATAACAAAAACACAGGAGAACATGAATAGACTGCTGCGTCAGGAAACTCAACTTCGCCAAGACAACATTCGCTTTCAGCTAGAAGCTACTGACGCTCAGAAAGAAGCAGCAGACCTGCAGAACCAACTAGCCCAATTCCTGGGTGTCGATAATCCAAACCCAATGCAAGGTCTGGACCCGAACGACATGTCAGCGGAACAAGCTCGACAGTCTGCTGAGTTCCTTGAACTGATGTGGCGTAATCTTGATCGCCAGAAAAAAGAGATACTGGAAGAGAAACAACGTGTTACTCCCGTTGGTGGTCTGGAACAAAACTCATACCAAGCTCAAGCTGACGCATTCAAACAGGTACTGGAAGCTACTAACCGAGAAGAAGATCCTCAGCTTACACGTTTGATTCGCCTGCAAGAGACAGCCAACGATCTGCT